CAACTGTTCGTTTGACCAACTACGCTCAGATTTCACGCAAGACTATTGTCTTGTCAAATACTGAAGAAGTAGTAAATAAGGCAGGCAGACGCTCAGAATTAGCATACCAAATAGCTAAGCGCGGCAGCGAGCTAAAGCGTGACCAAGAATTCATCATGTTGAATGGCGGTATTGCTGTTGCTGGTAACACCACCACAGCTCGCGTGACTGCATCTTTGGGCGCGTTTGTCAAGACAAACACCGACAAGCAGACCAACGGCACTGACCCCAGCTACACCACACTGCCTAACTCAGCTCGCACTGACGGCAACGTGCGTACTTTCACTGAAACCATTCTCAAGAATGTGATTCAAAAAGTATGGTCTGCTGGCGGCAATCCAAAGATTCTGATGTGCGGTCCTGTCAACAAGCAGCGCGTGTCCGGTTTCTCTGGCATTGCATCTTCACGTTTCAACATCAACGGCGGCGAAAAGCCTGCCGTGTTGATCGGTGCAGTTGACATCTACGTCAGCGACTTTGGCAACGTGGCCGTTATCGCAAACCGCTTCCAGCGCGAGCGTGACGCTTGGGTGATTGATCCTGAGTACGCAAAGATGACTGTGCTGCGTCCTTACCAACAAGTCGAGTTGGCAAAAACCGGTGATGCTGAGAAGCGTATGCTCTTGATCGAATTCGGACATAAGGTGTCAGCAGAAAACGCTCATGGTCTGGCAGCAGACTTGATCACTTCTTAATCAACTAAGAGGAAAAAGGGGAGGAGAAATCCTCCCCTTACTTATATGGAAAAACGATTTTTTGATGCAAGCCCCGACAAAGGGATCACTCGCACTTGGCACTATAACGAAGACACTGATGAGGCAACGATTCAGACAACGCAGGACATGACTGCCGTCATTGAGGCCAATAAGCGCGACTTTGCTATGACTGACAACAAGGCGAACTGGAAGGGCGAATGGCATCACGTTGCCAGTATTCCCGAGTCGGTTTACTTTCAGTTGAAAGCAGAGGGCAAGTTGGATGATGAGGCTTACATGAAAAAATGGTTGAATGATCCAGACAATAGGTTCTTTAGAGTGAGGCCAGGCGGCGTATGAACTACGTTGCAGTCTGCACGCCAGCGCGTGACATGGTCCACACCAACTACACCTATTGCATGGTCAATATGGTGGCGTACCACACACTGAACACCACTGACGCCGTCAGCCTCAAGATACTGCAAGGCACACTGATTCAGAATCAGCGTGCTGACCTATGCCTTGACGCCATGCGTGAGGGTTGCAGCCACATCCTGTTTATTGACTCTGACATGACTTTCCCACAGGACATGATCCAGCGACTGCTGGCGCATGACGTTGACATTGTGGCGGCCAACTGCGCTCGCAGACGTATGCCTACAGGACCAACAGCGCAGAACTATGACGAGAATGGCAAGCGCAAGCCTGTTTATACGATGCCCGAATCGTCAGGCTTAGAAGAGATCGGCTCTGTTGGCACTGGCATCATGCTGATCAAGCGTAATGTCTTTGAGGGTATGACAGAGCCATGGTTCGATATGCCTTGGCAGACAGGCACTCGCGGCTACATGGGAGAAGATGTCTTCTTTTGTAAAAAGGCGCAGGAGCTGGGCTTTAAAGTGTATATTGACCATGATGTGTCGAAAGAGATCGGACACATTGGCACGTTTGAATTTAGACACGATCACACTTGGATCGTCAAAGAAGAGATGGAAAAAGAGGCAGTCTGATGGCACTTACAACATATGCAGAGCTGAAGACCTCGGTTGGAGATTGGCTCAACCGCACTGATTTGGCGACTGCCATTTCAGACTTTGTCAGCTTGGCCGAGGCTCAGATTGAGCGCCAGTTGCGTACACGCCAAATGATTGTGCGTGCCAATGCTTCATTTGCGGCGGCGGCTGAGTACGGCACAGTGCCTGACGATTTCCTAGAAACCAAGTCTATTAAGTTAGACACCAACCCAATTACATATTTGTCATTCCAGACAATTGATGCCATGGATCAGTTGTCTAACACCACTTATTTGTCATCAGGCAAGCCACTGTATTTCAGCGTGGTGGGAAGTCAATTCAGACTGTTACCAATACCTGATGGTGCATACACTGCCGAGCTGGTCTACTACGCAAAGTTGGCTAAGTTATCAAATACAAACACCACCAACTGGCTGCTGACTCAAGCGCCTGATGTTTACTTGTATGGATCACTCTTACAGGCTGCGCCATACCTACAAGACGATGCGAGAATCTCTGTATGGTCATCGCTGTATCAAGCAGGGCTAGAACAACTGCAGATTGCAGATGATCGGGGTTCTACATCAGGCGGCGCGATCTTGGCCAGAGCAAGGACATTTGGATGATAGTTAACACCACCAAAGGCGAGATGGACGACTCATTGCTGGAGAAGCGTGAGGGTTCATTGGACAACGATACCGAGACAACCAGTTGGGTAGAGTATTGGCTTGATGGTGAAATGGTGCATCGATCTGTCCATATGGCGCTCAAGCGCGGTGTCTTTGCTGATGGCATCAGTCAAACAATTTAAGGGATAAATCATGGCCAATACGCAAGCAATGTGTACCAGTTTCAAGGGTGAGCTGCTTGTCGGCCACCATAACTTTGGCACTGGCGTTGTCCGAGGCGCCACTACAGCAGACACTTTCAAGGCTGCCTTGTACTTGGCAACTGCCACTGTAGATGCAACCACCACAGCCTACAGCGCCACAAACGAGGTGTCAGGCTCTGGCTACACCGCAGGCGGCGTCACAGTGACATTTGGCACACCTCCAAGCACCTCTGGCACTACAGCCTTTGTGACTCCCAGCGCCAGCATTACTTACTCTAGTGTGACTTTGGCAACTGCCTTTGACGCGGTCCTGATCTATAACTCAACTCAGTCAAACAAGTCGGTTAGCGTGCATACATTTGGCAGTCAAACAGTGACTGCTGGGACATTTACGCTGACTATGCCTGTCAATGATGCAAGCACTGGGTTGATTCGATTGGCATAGCCATGAAGATTGATTTCTCTTTTTCATCTCCATACGGCACATTTTCAGATGCTTTGCATTTGCCTGACGATCATGCGTTTACAGATGCTGAGATTGAATCCATGAAACAGCAAAGGTTTGATAACTGGATTGCTGTGATTACTGCGCCCCCTGTTGAGGAGGTCTAATGGCTGATCGCTATTGGATTCTAGGCACAGGAACATGGGATTCCACAAGCACAACTAACTGGTCTGACACTTCTGGTGGGACGGGAGGCTTTTCTGTCCCAACTGCGTCAGACAATGTATTTTTTGATGCAAACTCAAATGTATTAGCTACTGCATTTACAGTCACTATGGCAAACTCGCCAAGGGTCTGTAGAGACTTTTTAGCGTCAGGGCTTGATGGAACGATGACGTTGGCTGGTACGGGTATTGGATTGACAGTATCAGGCAGTCTTACGTTTCAAGCCACTAACTTTACCCGTACATATACAGGCACAACTACATTTAACGCTACGACAACAGGAAAAACAGTAACGACCAATGGCGTTTCGGTTGTTTCGGTTGTTTTTGATGGTGTCGGTGGTAATTGGACACTTGGTAGTGCTTTAACTACAGGAACAATTACAGTAACAAATGGAACTTTTGATACATCATCATCAGGAAATTATGCTGTATCTGCGTCTACTTTTAGTTCTAGCAATTCAAACGTAAGAACAATAAATTTAAATGCTTCTACTATTACGTTAAGTGGAACTTCAGCAATAACTTTTACAACGTCTACAAACCTTACACTAAATGCAGGAACATCAACAATTAATCTTTCTAGCGCAAGTGCTACTTTTGCTGGTGGTGGCTTAACTTATTACAACGTAGCATTTACATCAACAGCGATAACCTTAGTAACACTATCAAGCGCAAACACATTCAATAATCTATCCATAACAGGTAGAACAACTGTTGGTATTAGTCAGATACGCATTAGCGCAAACCAAACAATCAACGGAACATTTACAGCTAGTGCGGGTACTGCATCGGCATACCGCATAATGTTTTTCTCTGACACTACTAACACAACACGCACATTAACTTGTGCGGCAGTATCTTTAACTGATACCGATTTTATAGATATAACTATTGGAGGTGCAGCTTCCCCTGCATCAGGGACAAGACTTGGAGATGTCAAAGGAAACAGCGGAATTACATTTCCTGCGGCTAAGACTGTGTTTTATCGTCAAACAGGTTCTGCCAACTGGGGCGCTACAGGTTCAGGCTCTTGGTCTGCAACATCTGGTGGCGCATTAGACGCAACTCAGTTTCCACTTGCACAAGATACAGCCGTATTTCCTGCGGCTACATATCCCGCATCAGGTTCTACAACAACTGTTAATGCCTCATACAACATTGGCACAATAGATATGTCTTTGAGAACGTCAAACACTATGACGTTGGCAACAGGCACAACTAACCCATTATTTTGTGGTAACTGGATAAATGGTACAGGGATTACTATTTCTGGCACAGGCATAGTTACGTTTGCAGGACGCACAACACAGCAAATTACAAGTGCTAATATAGCATTTACGCAACCTATTTTGATTAGCAGTCCAAGTGGGACATTTCAGCTACAAGATGCTTTTACAACAGGCACAACAAGAACAACAACATTAAACTTTGGCACATTAGACCTTCAATCATTTACGTTAAGCACAGGCTTATTTAGTTCTAACAACTCAAACACAAGAACGATTGCTTTTGGTACAGGGAATATTACTTGTACAGGCACAGGTATTGTGTGGCAATTGGCAACGGTTACAAACTTAACAACAACAGGCACTCAAGTAGTTAATGTAACAAGTGTTGGCTCTACTGCTATTACAGTCAACCCCGGCGCTTTATCAGAAGCAAACTCCATTAGTTTTAACTTTACTGGGGGCACTTATGCGCTGGCGTTTTTGTCCGCAACCAACGACACAGCAAGAAATGTTAATTTTACTGGATATGCAGGTACGTTGGTAGCAATAAATACAGTAAGTCTTTACGGAGATTTGCTTTTATCTACTGGCATGACATTAACTGCTAGTACAGGAACGTTACAACTAGACGGTTCTGCTACAAAAAACATTACTACTAATTCTAAAACAATAGATTTTCCAATTTCACTTTTTGGTAATGGATCGGTTGTTTTGCAAGATGCATTGACAATGGGGGCTACAAGACTTTTTACTCTTAACTACAGCACAATTAATTTAAATGGAAAAACATTAACTGTTGGAACTTCATTTCAAACTGCTGGAGCAGTAGCCGCAACAAAAAATTTAACTTTTAATGGTGGCACGTTAGTTTGCCCAGCCGCAACAAGTACAGCATTTAACAACGCCGCTCCCACTTACTTCACCACAACCGCAGGAACAGGCACAGGCACAATCTCCATGACTGCCGCAACCGCCAAGACGTTTGTTGGTGGTGGCTCTACGTTTAACTGCACACTCAACCAAGGTGGTGCTGGTGCATTGACGATTACAGGCTCAAACACATTCAGCAACATTACTAATACAGTTCAACCAGCGTCTATCCTGTTTACGGCAGGAACAACCAGCACGTTCACCAATTTTAGTTTGTCAGGTACATCAGGAAACCTGATAACCATTGGCTCGGTAACTGCCGCAAGCCATACGCTATCCAAAGCAAGCGGTACTGTTAGTTCGGACTTTCTGTCTATCAGCAGGTCTACAGCCACAGGCGGGGCGGCATGGTACGCAGGGGCAAATTCCACAGATGGGGGAAACAATACAGGATGGTCATTTGCGGCAGCACCGGCTGCATCATCAGGCTACCCTTATGGTTCGGGTCATTATGGAATTGGACCCTATAACATTGGAAATTTAGTCATTTCTGGCAATGTCAGTACGACTGCCGTTGGTACGCTACTGGCCGACAGATCAATCCAAGAAGATGGGACGATTGCCACTGGTAATGTCGGCACTGTCGCATTAACTGTATCTGTTGACATAACAGGCAATGCAGCCACTGGCGCTGTCAACTCAGTCCTAGTCTCACCAATCATCACCGGCAATGCCGCAACTGGTGCTGTTGGCACTATGGGCGCAGAGGTTATATCGTTCCAAGCGATTACTGGAGTAAATGGCACAGGATCAGTTGGCAGCGTATCAAATGTCATATCCATAGGGATAATTGGCGTTGAATCTATTGGCGCAGTTGGCACAATGATCGGGTATGGTTGGGGATCTATACCAAACACATCCGAGAGCTGGACATCAATTTCAGATACATCAGAAAGTTGGACTGATTTGTCGGACAATTCAATCACTTGGCAAGAGGCCGCATAGGAGTTTCATCATGGCAGATACCACCACCACAAACCTATTGTTGACAAAGCCCGAGGTTGGCGCGTCAACCGATACCTGGGGTACAAAGATCAATACCGATTTAGATGGCGTGGACGCTGTTTTTGCGGCTGCCGGTACAGGTACATCAGTTGGCTTAAATGTCGGATCGGGTAAGACATTGACTGTTGCTGGTACTGCTGTAATTAGCGGAACATTAACAGCAGCGGCAGGCTCTGCTGCTGCGCCAACAATCACAGCAACAGGCGACACAAACACAGGTATCTTCTTCCCTGCCGCTGACACCATTGCTTTTGCTGAAGGTGGTGTAGAGGCTATGAGAATTAGATCGACTGGTGATGTTGGGATTGGCATGACCCCTACTAATTTTGGTAATGGGTATACAGTTCTTCAAGTTGCCAATGCCACCAATGGTGGAATGCTATACCTGACAGACACCGCTAATGCGGGTGGTCGTATATATGGAAATACCGCTGGCATAACCTACGATGCTTTTAGCACAACATACCACGCATTTAATACAAATTCCTCAGAACGTATGCGTATTGACACCAGCGGCGTTGTTTATATCAATACCACAACTGACAACACAGGCTATTTAAACATTAACCATGACGGTGGGGGTCGGTATGCCATGTCATGCAACAACACAGATACTGGCGCTTCTTCTCAAATTTCGATACGTTTTAACCGTGGCGCAAGTTACACGCTAGTTGGACAAATTACAACTACAAATGTGGCAACAGCTTATGCAACTAGTTCTGATTACCGTTTAAAAGAAGACGTTAAGCCTATGCAAAATGCGTTGGCTAAAGTGCTGGCGCTTAAACCTGTAACTTTTAAGTGGAAAGTGGATGGTTCTGATGGGCAAGGTTTTATTGCTCATGAATTGCATGAAGTTATTCCTGATTGCGTAGTTGGGCAAAAGGATGAAGTTGATGCCAATGGAAAGCCTATCTATCAAGGCGTTGACACCAGCTTGGCGGTTGCAATCTTAACCGCCGCCATTCAAGAACAACAAGCCCTTATCACAGCCCTGACAGCACGAATCACAGCGTTGGAGCAAGCGTGAGCGACTCCATAGAAAAGGAGTTCGCCGTCCACCAAGCGATCTGTGATGAGAGATATAAATCCATCGAAGAGAAGCTGGAGAGTGGCAAGGGCAGGATGCAGAAGATTGAGATTCAGCTCTATATCGTCATTGCCGCCATCTTGTTCGGACCTGGCGTGGCCGCCGACATCGTGAAGAAGCTGTTGGGGATGTAACGATGTGGACCCCATCAGTCTCCTATTCGCTGCAAAGGCCTGTTTTAGTGCAATCCAGCAGGGAACTGCTTTGTACAAGCAGTGCAAAGAGTCTTTCATGGAGGTCAAGTCCACTATTGACGAAGCTGTTGGTGCTGTCAACGAGGTCAGATCATTCTGGTCAAAGCTATTCGGATCAAAGCCAGCGGCCAAACAGCCTGTCCAGCAGACGCGCAAAAAGGAAAAGTATGTAGC